AAAGGATTATCACGAGCGTGTTCAATGGTTTTTAGATGAGACTACGGTACTCATCATGCACAATGCAGCACACGACTTACTGTGGTTGTGGGAGTCAGGCTTCAAATACGATGGCCCGGTCTTTGACACAATGCTTGCAGAATACGTTCTACAACGTGGTCAGAAACTACCATTGTCTCTTGAGGCATGTGCAGAACGATATGAGTTAGACACAAAGAAACAGGATACTCTGAAAAACTATTTTAAACAGGGATTGTCTACACGTGACATACCTTACAATGAATTAACTGAGTATCTGTCTGCTGACCTTCATGCTACGCAGCAACTGGCTGACAAGCTGATGTACAGACTTAACACACCTGCTGATTCAGGCTTGATGAATACAGTTACGCTGACAAATGAAATGGCTGTATCACTTGCTAGAATATATCAGCGTGGGTTTAAGGTAGACAAAGACAAACTTGATGAGGTGCGTAAAGAGTTTGAGGCAGAGAGAAAGGAGTTGATAGATGGATTACAGGTTCATGTTAGTAATCTTATGGGTGATAGCCGTATTAATCTTAATAGTCCAGAACAATTATCTTGGGTAATCTATGGTCGTAAGGTTCTTGACAAGACTGAGTGGGCTAACCGCATTGACCCATACATGAATGATTCAGAGTTTCGTTCTACAATTAATATAGGTACAAGACGTTTATATAAGACTGTTGCAGAGCAATGTACTGAGTGTCATGGAACAGGCTACATCCGTAAAGTAAAGAAGGATGGCACACTCTTTGCAAAGCCTAGCAGATGTAAACACTGTGATGCTGTAGGGTTTGTGTTCAAAGAAACAGATGAGTTGGCTGGCTTAAAGTTCAAGCCACCATCAGCAAAGTGGGCATCTGCAAATGGGTTCACTACAAGTAAAGGTAATCTTGAAATACTTGAAGGTGCAGCACGTGCAAAGGGCATGGATGATGCTGTAGACTTCTTATCTAAAGTACGAAGATTGTCTGCCGTAGATACATACTTATCATCGTTTGTTGATGGCATTGAGACACACACAAAAGAAGATGGTAAACTGCACGTACGTTTGCTTCAGCATAGAACTGCCACGGGCAGACTATCTGGTGCAGACCCAAACATGCAGAACATGCCAAGAGGTGGTACATTCCCTGTAAAGAAGGTGTTTGTATCTAGGTTTTATGGTGGCAAGATACTTGAGGCTGATATGGCACAGCTAGAGTTCAGAGCCGCAGCGTTTTTATCACAAGATGGAGTTGCAATTGAAGAAGTTTCTACTGGGTTTGATGTACACAGTTACACCGCTAAAGTTATTACCGAAGCTGGTCAGCCTACGGATAGGCAGACTGCAAAAGCGCACACCTTTGCGCCCCTTTACGGGGCAACGGGGTACGGACGCACACCTGCCGAAGCAAAATACTACGAACACTTCACAGAAAAATACGAAGGAATTGGGCTTTGGCATACCAGATTGGCTAAAGAAGCTATAAATGACCTGAAGATTAAAATACCTTCAGGCAGAGAATACTCTTTTCCCGATGTAGTACGTAAGTCATCTGGTCGTGTTTCACACTTTACACAGATAAAAAATTATCCTGTGCAGGGGTTTGCTACAGCAGATATTGTTCCACTTTGTTTGTTACACATTGAAAAAATGCTTGACAACATGCAGTCATGTATAGTAAATACAGTACACGACAGTATTGTTATTGATGTCCACCCAGATGAAGAGAGGAAGGTTATTAATATAATACATCAGACAAACAATGAGTTAAAGGAACTCATTCAAATGAGATGGGGTATATCATTTAATGTGCCATTGCTATTAGAATCAAAAATAGGTGATAATTGGCTTGACACGAAAGATGTATCCTGATATAACTATGAAACTTTCAAACTGAATAGGAGAAAATATATGACACAATTAACAACCATTGACACCAATAACTTTGCTGCTATGGCGAAAGCTATGGGCATTGCTGCTGAAGCTGATACAAAAACAAGCAGCAGCACACTTGCTCGTATGCGTATTAACCATACACCTGTTATGGGTCAGACAGAGGTAAATGGTAAGATGGCAAATGTGGAAGTAGTATCAGGTGGTACTTATCGCTTGGACGTTCCAGATGGGCCTACATACTATGCAAACTCTGTGGTCATGCGTCCTTACTTGCAACGCTTCATGTACAAGCGTTTCATTAAGGGCAGTGACAAATCACCAAACAGGTTTGTTAAAACAATTATGGCTGATGACCTGAACATTGACCTGAAGGACAATGACGGTGGCTTTAATTGTGGTAAACCTGCTGGCTACATCAAAGACTTCAAAGCACTACCAGAAAAGATGCAAGATTTAATCAAGCAGATTAAACGTGTACGTGTAGTCTTTGGTACTGTTGATTTCGTTCATCCTGTAAATGATAAAGGTGAAGATGTAGAATTAGATACTACACCTTTTATCTGGGAAATTGACAACCGGGATGCTTTCAAAATTGTAGGTGACTCATTTACTAAACTTGCAAAGATGAAACGTCTTCCTGTCCAACATAATATCACTGCTAGTACACAGGAACGTAAGTTACCCAATGGTAGCTGTTTCTACCTTCCTTCTGTATCTCTTGATATTACAAACAGTCTTGAACTCACTGATACTGAGCAAGAGAGGTTTGGAGATTTTATCTCTTGGGTAGATAACTACAATACTTACATCGCCAATACATGGGCAGAGAAAGCAAACTCTAAAATGGAAGAGGAAGATGAAGACATTGTAGATGGTCTGGTTGACATTGAAATTGACGATGAGGTAGCCTGATGAAACATCCTGCTGAACTGGCGTTGCATCAATACATGGAAGATGCAGTAGCTGGAAAAACAACCATGTCTGCTGAAACCATTGAACAAGTGGCATCTGATATAAAGGATGCCATGCAACGTCAGTTTGGTAGTGATGGACGTAAAGGTGATTTTACTCTACGTATGTCAAACATGGGTAGACCATCCTGCCAATTGTGGTATGAAAAAAACAAACCAGAAGCAGCAGTTCCTTTGCCAACAACATTCGTAATGAATATGATGCTTGGTGATATTGTAGAAGCTGTATTCAAAGGTTTACTAAAAGAAGCAGGAGTTAAATATGAAGACAGTAAAAAAGTTACTTTGGAGTTGTCTGATACTAACGTGTCTGGCACATATGATATTGTCATTCGGGATGCAGTTGATGATATTAAATCAGCTTCAGACTGGTCATTCAGAAATAAATTTGAATCCTACGAAACACTGGCAAGTAGTGATGGATTTGGATATGTTGCACAACTTGCAGGGTATGCACGAGCATCAGGTAAACAAGTCGGTGGCTGGTGGGTTGTAAACAAAGCTAATGGAGACTTTAAGTATGTACCAGCTAAGTGGATGGATGTTGACAAGGAGATACAAAAGGTTGAAGACACTGTAGCTAAACTTAAAGAAAATAAGTTTGAGCGTTGTTTTGAACCTGAAGAGGAAACATGGTACAAGGAAAAAACAGGCAATCTTATTTTAAATAAAAATTGTACTTTCTGTTCTTACCGCTTTGACTGCTGGCCTGAAATGAAAGAATTACCAGCGGTAAAATCTAAGGCTAAAGAACCTAAGTTAGTTCCTTATGTTAAATTAGCAGAAGAATACGATGCGGCCTAACTTCAAACAATTTAAAGCAGCACGTAAGTATGGGTATCGGTCTGGTCTGGAAATTAAAATTTCAGACTATCTTAAAGAACTAAAGTTTGACTTTGGTTATGAGTGTATAAAGATAGAATGGGAAGACCTAGCCTATCGTACCTATACACCTGATTTTGTACTATGTAATGGAATTATTATTGAAACTAAAGGCATGTTTACTGCTGCTGACAGACGTAAACACCTTGCTATAAAAAAACAACACCCTAAGTTAGATATACGTTTTGTGTTTGAAAACAGCAGACGTAAGCTACGTAAAGGTGCTAAGTCAACATATGGTGAATGGTGCGTTAAGTATGGTTTTAGATACTATGACCGTATCATCCCCGAAGAATGGCTAAAAGAAAAAGGCAAGAACAAACATCCTAAGTTTGTAAAGTTTACAGGAAGAAAAGTTAAAAGGAGCAGATAACATGAAAGAGCGTTTTGATAAGGTAAAAAAAGAAGATTTTATTATTCGCATAAGACCTTACATGGATAGAGAAGGTTCATGGAATGGTGACATTGATGTTGCAATAATAACACAGCCAGAAAATAATCTTCAAGATGAAGACTACTTTCAGGTGATGCACTTTTGTAAAATGATTGCTTCCTCTATTCCTGTTATGGAATTAAACGAAGATTTTAGAGAATTAGTTCATGATTATGTGGTAGAAAAGGTTGACAATGATACCGAAGTTGAAGTAGAAGATAAACCTAAAGTTCTCAGCGAAGATGGTAATGTAGTTGAGATAGACTTCAAAACTAAAACGAAGGGAAATGCTTGATGACATCTTACTACAATATAATGAAAGAAATAGAAAGCGGAAATATGAAAGTGATAGACAAAGAAAAACAGGACATGGTAAATAGTCCACCACACTATAATGCTTCTGGCATAGAGTGTATTGATGCTATTGCTGCCGCTACTGGTGAAAATTTTGAATACTACCTTCAGGGTAACATTATGAAGTACGTGTGGCGTTACCGTTACAAAAATGGTACAGAAGATTTAAAGAAAGCACAGTGGTACTTAGAAAAACTAATTACTGAAGTTGAGGGCTGCTATGATGATGAGAGTTAAGATGTTTCTTACATTGGACGTAGACCCAGAAGACTATCCAGTTCCTGCAGATGAAAATGTTGCAGAAGAAATAGAAGAGGGTATACAAGAATACTTGTATGACATTGAAGGAATAACAATACGTAATATAAGAAGTATACAGGAGTAGAAATTATGAATAATTATTTACCTACAGATTATCAAAACTTTATTGCCTTATCTCGTTATGCAAGGTGGAAAGAGGATGAACAAAGGCGTGAGACATGGCCTGAGACAGTAACTCGTTATTTTGATTACTTGACAAAACATCTCAAAACAAAACATAAATACACCCTTGCTGATGAGTTACGTGCAGAACTAGAGACTGCCGTACTTGACCAGCATATCATGCCAAGCATGAGAGCCTTAATGACATCTGGTCCTGCACTAGACCGTTGCCATGTAGGTGGATACAATTGCTCATACGTACCTGTTGATAGTCCACGTGCGTTTGACGAAACAATGTACATACTCATGTGTGGCACAGGTGTAGGCTTCTCTGTTGAACGACACAACATTGAGAAGCTGCCAATCGTCAATGAAGATATGCATGTTACTGACACTGTAATCAAAGTTGGCGATTCACGTCCGGGCTGGGCCAAATCACTGCGTGAACTCATCTCTCTCCTGTACGCAGGGCAGATACCACAGTGGGATGTATCAG